CCAAATCCACCGTGGGACTCTCCTTCACCGTAAACTTAAACTCTGTATATTCTCCATTTTTTAGTGAAACCACACCACGGGTTTCTTCTTCCAGTTCCCTAAGGGCACATCTAATAGGATTGAAGATCTCCCTCCGTCTGCATCCGCCTGTGACAAATATCCAATCCTTAAATCTCCGATCCCTAACTGTGAGAAATCGGGGTTTTTCGTCAGTAAAACTGACTGGTATCGCTATAGCTTTGTATTTTTTCATTGCGCATTCGCAAGTTATAATAACCGGATATGTTTATTCCTCCACCTTTTCTTCAGTAGTCTCTGGTTCGGTTACTGGTTCATCTGTGGGTTCAACTTGAGGAGCTGGGCGGGGCATTGGGACTGGGGCACTCAACTTTTGGATGAGTTGGGCCGAGAAGTTCTTGAGGTTATCAACATCCTGCTTAGCCTTGTTCATCTCCCTAAAGAGAAAGATAACACCGGCGATGGCCACAATAGTAGCCACCATCATGAGAGTTTCACGGTCCATTGGAATCATTATACTGTATGTGAGGTTCTTCTTTTTAAGTATTCTACACAATCGCACCCATTTGGGTTCTTCCTGGAGTTGGACATTCATAGGGACTTTGGGCAAATTGGACGGATTGGTAATGCGCATCTTCACAAGACTTTTGGGTTGGTGCAGTGGGCTGACCAACAAACTTCTCGAGTGTCCTGGATTTAGGATCATACGTCAATACAAATACGATGGCGAGTAGGAAAACCAGTTTCCACATATTTATTATTTACAGAGAGATTTAGTTAGAATAGAGGAGACCGCCCATACCGTTCTCAATGCGGAGGACGTTATAGTTCACGGCGTAGATGTCTTCGTCAGAATCGTTACGGTCGTTCACGATGCGGGCAGAGTCAAGACGAGAGAAGTTGAGGGTACCAGTGGGCTGGAGCTTACCGGCATCCAGGCAGAAGGGGTAGAAGAAAAGCTTCTTGTTAGTGTCACTGGCAACCGACGAGCTCGCGTTGGTGGTGTGATAGTATAGAGGCACCGAGGAGAAGTTGGGGTTGGCAAACTTGAAGTCCGCAACATCAGTACCGTTGATCTGGAGCTTGAGCTTGTTATCATAGGTGCCATCGTCACCTAGGATGTTCACCGCGGAACCGGCGGCGGCGAGGTACTTCACTGGGTGGTTGAAGTTGAGCTCCTGGATCTTGACACGGGAGGCGGTGGCCTTCTGCACCTGGGTGATGATCATGTTTTGAGGAGTAGAGGCAAAGTAGTCACGCTCGTTGGTGTCAAGGTACGCGTAGTTCGCGTAGACATCCCACTTACGGCTGGAATCGGCCGCGTTGGCACCCCAAGTAATGCGGAGCTCAACATCGTGGTACTGAAGGGCGATGAGAGGGAGGGCAGTCTGCCAGTTCTCACAGAAGGCAAAGCGGAGGGGGTAGAAGTTGGCATTACCGTCACCCGCGTAAAGACCCGCGGCAACAGACTTGGAGGAAGTAGTCGCGGAAAGGGTAGGGGCAATAAGAGTAGAGTAGGTAGAATCCTGCTCATCAATCACCTGACCACCGACGAGAAGCTCTACCTTGGAGATGAGAGTGGTCCAATCACTGACCTTCTCAGTGACAGAGCCGTTGTTCACGACGAAGTAGACATAGTTGAGGAGGTCACCCTTGCGCTCGAAGCGGATGGTAGACATACCGTTGTTGGAAACGTTACCCTGGATCACCTGGCGTTCCACAGTTTGGGAGAAGTTAGTATGGCGCTTGTAGGTAGAGCGGAAAAAGCTGATTTCGGGCGAGCCGACGAGGTGCGCATCCTGAGCACCGACAGCGACGAGTTGGGCAATACCACCAGACATTTTATATTATAGTGAGAGTTTTTTTTAAGCTTGGTCACTATTGTATAAAGTGTTTATCTCAGTATGGTTTTGTAGGAAATACGACTTCATGAGGATATACATCATTAGTTATATCCCTGAGTTGTTGTCTGTATTGTTTTATTGCGGCAATCTTTTCTTCTGAAAAGGGTGCATCACCCGCTACCATCCAATCAGATTCTTTTAAAAGTTCATTACGCATTCTTCGTATGTGTTGAAAGAGGTGATGTTCTTTGAGTTTATCACGATCACGATCAGAATAATATGTAAAGTCTGGATTAAAAACCAAAGTAGACGCTGCATATCTATTATAATCGTCCATTGGTATGGTCACACGGGCATATATAGTATCGTCATGCTCTTTGTAATCATGTTCATGCATGTGCTCTACTAACTCTAGAGTATCTCTACGAACAATACCATACGTGTGAAAGTAACGCTTTGTAATCACACCATCGTCATTTCTGTAGAATGCTATGTCACCGGGGTTATCATCGTCTTCTATCTGTATTTTTTCCAGTACAGCTTCATCGTATTGCTCCTGTTCATCTCTTGAGAGATGATCAATTTCTAGAGTCTCTTTGTTTACGAACGCAAATAGCATTTATGTAAAATGATATTTTTTTTACCACTGGTTTGTATAACTTTTAAGTAAACCGCTAGAGTTTCTACCTACTGCACCAATTTGAAAGTAGAATGGCTGATTGTTCGTATTACCGTTATATAAACTCAAATTAATTACCACACGACCGTGATTGCCCTGATTATTCACGTACCAATTAATGACGGGGTAACTACCCCAACTACTATCATAACGACTATACGCAAGGCCGAGTCCATCTGTCCAGTCCGCTGGACCGAAACGACCTTTATTGATCATACCACTAACCTGATTATTACCATATATACCATCGCCGTTAGGAGTAGCCGACATAAACACTTTGTGAGATCCACTGTATAGATAACCAATACCTTGATAATAGTTGACGTTGTTAGTCTGACGAATTTTGATTTCATAAGCTGTGAAACCAAACCCTCCGTCTATGGTATGATACTCATATGTAAGAAGTCTGTTGTTGGTATTGTCATATTTAAGACCATCATCCTCGTAGAGTCTCTTGTAACCCGCGTCACTATTTTGTGTAAAGACTATATGACAGCTGGTGTCACCCGTATTGTCATTCGAGATGTAAGGTTCTACTGTTATGTTCGCAGACCCGTTAAAATTCACCCCGTTAATAGTTCTGGTGGTTGCTAGAGTTGTGGCGGTATCGGCGTTACCATCTAAGTCTCCATCAAATGTAGTAGCAGTAAGTTTGTTGGCGGTATTGTCGTATGAGAGTCCACTGTCTTCGTAGAGTCTCTTGTAACCCGCGGTACTATCGTTTGTAAAGACTAGATAGCACGTGGTGTCACCCGAGTTATAATCTGAGATGTAGGGTTCTACTACTATGTTCTCAGACCCGTTAAAATTCACCCCGTTAATAGTTCTGGTGGTTTCTAGAATTGTGGCGGTATCGGCGTTACCATCTAACGCTCCACTAAATGTAGTAGCAGTAACAGTACCGTCATGATGAATAAGCAACTTCTCAGAGGGGGCAGTATCGGCGTTACCAACATGAATAGATAGTCCATTAGAAGCTTGGTATAATTCACTACGATAATTACCAGTGGCATATCTATCGAGAATAATCCCTGCAGTTGAAGTAGATCCCGTGTATATATCCATCTTAGCTCTAGGAGTATCCGTCCCGATGCCCACGTCGCCAGTACCAGCGACACGCATAACTTCCTGTGTAGCGGAAATACCATCACTGACATTAAAGGCTAGTCCCTCTGTACCGGGTGTAGAGAGATGCCCTAAATCTGTGAACGCGGCACCGGAACCACGCCTTAACCTAAGTCCGTAATTCGCACCATTACCTGTGAGGACTTCTAGTTTGAGTCCCGGATTATCCGTCCCGATGCCGACCCTCGAGTTTACAGTATCTACGAAGAGGTCATCCGTATTGACCGCCAAATCCGAGGAAATCTCAACATCTCCTGAAAAGGCTTGAACGTTCGTCTGTGCCATTATTACTATACCACTATAATTTTTTTAGTACCCAAACGTCACAACCGCACCACCAGTGCCCTCTTCTATGGTTGAAACTTTACCGGAACTACTCTGGGAAATGTACTCTACAAATACATTGTAATTACCTGCAGATGCCATGGTCTCCGATGGCTTGAAGGATACACTCGTGGCTGTTGTGGTTACTGTGGAATCCCACGGGTTTGCAGATGAAACCCCAAATATACTCAAAGGACCGACAACTATGGAATTACTGGGGGTTGTACCATCCCATTTACCCCCACCACATTCAAATGCGAGTGTACTGATATCTTCACCTGTACCCTCTGCGAGATGTGCGACAACCTTAGCATAGAAGACATGGTTTGTGAAGTTAATTTTTATTGTAGCTTCTGTGGTACTCACTGTACCCAGGTCACCCGAATATGCGTATGTCTTCTTAGTGACCCCAGCTGTGTTGGTGATGAGACCCCCGGATATGTACACATTGGCTGCATGAACGTTGGTTT